GATTTATACCAGGGTCCGGGAGGGCTGGGATGATTAAGTAACAAACTTAAAATTCCAAAACTTCAAAGGACCCTAGGATTAAAAACCCTGGGGTTTTTCATTTAGTGCTATAGGAAACGAGGTCCTAGCATCACTTAAAAAGGCTAAACGGGCGGACAGTATGATGAAAGCGTTGGCGATAACACGCAAGTAAAACTACTGGTTGGGGTACAACCCCAACATATCCTTTCGCAAGAAAGGGTATTCTAAAACATACTACGCACGACTTGCCACTAGACGGCAATGGGCGAATCATAGATAGTAGTATGTTTTATAATACATGGAGTAGAAGCATCAATGGTGATGCAGTGGACTGTAAATCCGCCGCCTATGGCACGCCTGGTTCGATCCCAGGATACTCCACCACTTATGCCCCGTTCGTCTAATGGTAGGGCCGCGTCTTTACACGGCGCAGACGGCAGTTCGATTCTGTCACGGGGTACCAAGTTTGAGGATACTAACAGCAACTAAAAAACTTTTATTGTCAAAAAGAAAAATGTATCCTGTTGTTTTATATGGCGTTGGACTTCTGGGTAGGTCCTTGGCCCTTCAAGCCAAAGAGACGGGTTCGATTCCCGTACGCCATACCAATTTTGCCTCGTTCATATAACGGTCTATTATGCCCGCCTGTCTAGCGGAACACAGGGGTTCGACTCCCCTACGAGGCGCCAAGTTTTTACCCGGATAGTTAAATGGTATAACGGTCGGCTGATAACCGGCTATTACAAGTTCGATTCTTGTTCTGGGTACCAATTGAAAGTATAAGTATTAATCTATTCCCCAGTAGCACAGAGGTAGTTGCACTTGACTGTTAATCAAGGTGTCGTACGTTCGATCCGTACCTGGGGAGCCAAAACAATAGCGGGATGGAGAAGGAGTATCTCGAGAGTCTCATAAGCTCTAGTCCCTGGTGCGATTCCAGGTCCCGCAACCAATATGGGCTGTTAGTGATAATGGGAGCACGGGGGCTTTGCAAGCCTTAGGTGGGAGTTCGATCCTCCCACGGTCCACCAATATAGTGAGTAAATACTAGCATGGATTTAACAAAATTAATATATCATAAGAAACAAGCGTTCACTAAAGAAGAATGTCAGTTCCTTATTGAAGAACATGCTAGACTAAACGACAACAATGTATTAGAACATTGTCCAGATGCAACTACAGGTGTAGATACATATTCTACATTTAAACGTGCATCGTTACAAGAAGGCACAGAAGCATACAATCTAGTGTTTCGTGCAAATGAAAATCTTATCAATGAGTACATGGACTATCTAGATAGTTTTGGAATGTTCCATGTTTCAATAAGAGAGACCATGAAGTTTAGTCATATGTTTCGTTTATTAAAATATGAAACAGGTGCAAAAATCCATCCACACAGTGATCACGTGCCGTTTGTATACGGTAGTGCAACATTTAATTTAAATGATGAATACACTGGCGGAGACTTTGTTTTCTGGAATGGGAAACATCGCGTGAGATTAGATGCAGGCGAAGCAATGATTTGGCCTGCAGACTATTTTTGGGTTCACGAAGTAGAAACAATAACATCAGGTACCAGGTATGCAACTAATAGTTTCTTACTCAGCGTACCACAGCAAGTAATCGACGGGATCACGAGAATCATGATAAAAGAAGAAAGTAATCCCGCATATCAAGATCTAGTACGTAACACTAGTTACAACATTAGAAACACCTAATTTCGGAGTGTGGCGCAGTCTGGCTAGCGCACCTGGTTTGGGACCAGGGGGTCCTAGGTTCGAATCCTAGTACTCCGACCAATTTTGCCCTATTAGTTAAATGGTAGAACACCTGTTTTGTAATCAGGGGATGGCAGTTCGATTCTGTCATGGGGCACCAAGTTTGAGGATGCGTCCAGCAAATTTTATACATTAGACTTTTAATCTAAACCGTAAAAAAGCATCCTGTTTTATAAAGGAACTTGAATGGCAAACGTCAAAAAAGGTAACCTAACAGCGCCTCCACAATGGTGGAAGCATTTGAAAGATTGGAAACGAGTGTTCTGGAAATCAGAACGCCAAGCCCAAAAGCGTAATATCAACAAAGGAGAATGACATGAAACGTGCTAAACGTTAGTGTCGCTCTAGATCCCGTATTGGTCTAGGGTTGGCACATTAAAGAACTCTTTAATATAGTATTAAGACATTAAAGAAACTTTTAATACAACTAACCCTGTGTGGCGCAATTGGTAGCGCAACTGACTCTTAATCAGAAGGTTGCCGGTTCGATTCCGGCCGCAGGGACCAATACGGGATCGTAGTGTCAACGGTTTAGCACAGCGGACTTTTAATCCGCCAGGTGAGGGTTCGAATCCCTCCGGTCCTACCATATAAAAACACATTAGAGATAAGCAGGAACTTGTGGCCACGAGGTCGCCTCGTCTAGTGTGTTTCTATATGGTAATGTAGCATAATGGTAGTGCAACACCTTCATACGGTGCGCTGTGAGAGTTCGACTCCCTCCATTACCACCAAATATCCCTGTAGTGAAATGGATAATCATACCGGTCTACGAAACCGTTGTTCCAGGTTCGAATCCTGGCGGGGGTACCAAATAGAACATTTAGGTGTGGCCATAGTGTAATGGTAGCACTACATGTTGTGACCTTGTCAGTACGGGTTCAAATCCCGTTGGTCACCCCTAAATGTTTTATGCCAGCGAGACTTGGTAGTCAGAGAGTCCTTATAAGACTTTTAGCGCCAGATTAGCGTTCTTGAGAGGGTTCGATTCCCTCCGCTGGTACCAATGTGCAACTTTAGCTGATGTGGTCATAGCGGCGGTTTGAAGATCCGTTGAACCAGGTTCGATTCCTGGAGGTTGCACCAAGTGTTCTGTTGGGGTGTGGTGTAGTGGTAACACAACGGGCTTTGAACTCGTTATCCTTGGTCCGATTCCAAGCACCCCTGCCAAATAGGTTGACATAAGGTAAAACCTATGTTAGAATAATAGTATGTATAAAGTAAAAGTAAAAGAATATGAAGCAGAGTTTTCCAACTTAGATTTGGCAATGCAACATGCTAAGGAATTAAATGTTTGTGTTACAATAGTAGGTAACGGAATGGAAATCGTTGGCATCTTTGGTGCTGACAGCGTCAAAGACGGTAAGTGTCCAGACGGTGTAGACTACACCTGGATGAAACGGAGAAGCCAATGAAGATGTATATTTGTGTTAAGGAAGGAACGCCTGTGGGCATGGCAATGAATGCCGCGGCCCATGCTGGACTAATGTGCCATTTGAAGTACAAGGATGATGAAGTTTATCAAGCCTGGTTAGCAAACAGTTTTAAGAAAGTAACCTGTGCAGTTACTCCTGCAGAGTTTGTTATGCTTAAACAGTTAGAGGACCATTTGGTTGTAACTGAAAGCCGTATGGACAATGCTGAATTAGCAATAGTCTTAAAGCCACGGCATGATGTTGAATGGCCCGAGTTTGTTAATCTATTGAGACTTTGGAAGTAACATATGAGTGGCGGACATTTTAACTATGAGCAATATCATATTGGCTCCATTGCAACTGAAGTAGAGCAGTTGATCCTTGACAATGATAGTGAAGAAGTAAATGAATATGGAGACCGTAAAGGTTACCATTATACTCCAGAAACTATTGCAGAGTTTAAAAAAGGATTACAAATTCTACAGCAGGCACATGTCTATGCACAGCGCATTGATTGGCTAGTAAGTGGCGATGATGGAGAAGATACTTTCCATAGTCGTTTAAAGAAAGAGTTGGAGAAATTAAATGCCATGGATTGAAAATGTAGCGGCTGTTGATATCCCAAAAGGATTTCACCATGATGCCGGCAAGAATAGTATGCTAATCAGTATCAGTGATCCTGCAGGTTGGAAACCAGTTGCGTTTCACGATTTCAAAGAGCGTCATAATTTTGAGTTCCTTGATGTAGAAGAAAAAGATCAAGTACTTGAAGAAGCAATGAAATGCAGTCAGGAACAGGCTAACGAACTTGTCCGACTGTTACAACACGCACTAGAAAATCGTATGAACGTGGTCGTGCATTGTACAGCAGGTATTTGCCGTAGTGGTGCTGTAACCGAAGTTGGAGTAATGATGGGCTTTCAGGATACTGAAAGATTCCGCAGTCCTAACTTATTGGTCAAGCATCGTATGATGAAAGCATTGGGTTGGACATACGACCCTAATGAAAAACATGTTCCAATGCCCGGCGACGAGTATATGGAGAATAGTTAACAAAGGAGGGCAGGATGAAAACTTGGATCACAAGTGACTTACATTTTGGTCACAAGAACATAATGAAGTTCTGCCCCCAAACACGTGCTCGTTTCCGCGATGATGTTGATTACATGAACTCTGCTATGGCAGACGAATGGAATGACAAAGTTGCTATCGAAGATACCGTTTACATCTTAGGTGATGTAGCGTTCATGTCAGGTAGCGATGCAGGCCGAATGGTCAAGAGGTTGAACGGTACTAAAATCTTAGTCGAAGGTAACCATGACCGTAAGACATTAATGGATGCAACATTTCGTAGTGCGTTTGCAGAAATACACAAGTATTTGGATATTGTATATGATGGTCACAAGATTGTCATGTTCCATTATCCGATTGCTGAATGGGACCAAATGCACAGAGGTGCTTTACATTTTCATGGTCACTTACACGGAGGTGTGAGTGGGTTAGAAAAGTATCGTGCGTTCGATGTAGGTATGGACTCAACTGGTGAAATTGTTGTATCAATACAATACGCAATTAACCGTATCAAGAACAACGAAATTAGAGGTCATCATGTCCAAAGATAAATCAAAAAAATATTGTTATCAATTGATCGGTGTACCAGGCGCTGGAAAGAGTACATGGGTGTCCAATCAGGAGTGGGCAGATAACTGCACTCATATATCCACTGACAAATTTGTGCTAGCCTATGCCATATCTCAAGGTAAGACATATTCAGAAGTGTTTGATGAATATATGCCTAGGGCTGTTGAGTTAATGGCGGCCGAGGTTGTTGATGCACGAACAGCGGGTAAGGACATTATCTGGGATCAAACTAGTACTACAGTAAAAAGTCGTGCTCGTAAGTTTAATATGTTGCCAGACTATGAGCATGTTGCTGTGGTATTTAAAACACCAGAGCATAAAGAACTTATGCGCAGATTAATGAGCCGTCCTGGAAAAGAAATTCCAGAACATGTTATTGCCAGCATGATCGCCGGTTGGGAAGATCCGACCGAAGAAGAAGGGTTTTCTGAAATCTGGTATACTTGATTTAACTGGCGTTCGTTCAATGGATAGGACAGGATTCTTCTAAAGTCTTAATAGAGGTTCGATTCCTCTACGCCGGACCAAATACTACCCTCCGGATTTTGTTCGCATAGCGTCCCCCGGGGGTTTTCCTTTAACGCCCCTCTGGACAAATTGGTAAAGTCATCTCTCTCAAAAGGAGAAGTTCTCCCTGTTCGAATCAGGGGAGGGGTACCAAAATAGGTTGACAAAACCTTTTGGTGAATGTATAATATATGCTTGTTCGTTAAAAATTTAAAAGACAGATGCTCGGTTCGTCTATCGGTTAGGACACCGCCCTTTCACGGCGGGAAGACCAGTTCGATTCTGGTACCGAGCGCCATTATTGATATCCTCTGTAAGCTCAGAGGCACGATCAAGCGTTATGTAACCTATTCAATAAACCGTCAACTCGAGTAAAGCGTGTTGAGGATAGGCAAATAGTGCAGTGGATATCAATAATGGTTCTGTTGGGGGTTCGTCAAGTCCGGTTAAGACAGCAGATTTTGATTCTGCCATGCACAGGTTCGAATCCTGTACCCCCTGCCAAATACAACATTTTTCATTAATCTAATAAATACCACTATAATGCCTGGGGAATAAAATGTTACACGTTATAAAATCACAAGATGATCCTTTGATCAAGTTTGTCAAAGACGATCCTGTGAGGCCAGAAATTCCGGCCGATTGGCGTGTGTCAAAGAATAGAGAAGTGCTAACTCTAGTTGACGAAAACAAAAACCCACTTGCTATGGTTTGTGTTGCTTTTTGCGACAACATTCCAAGCTCTGTAGAAGAATTGCTAGTAGAAGCTATCAAGCCAAACACAGCAATTTTTTATACTATATGGAGTTATGCAAATGGGGGAGGTCGTAATCTCATTGGAGAGGCCCAACAATATATCAAAGACACATACGATCATATCACAAGATTCGTTACTTTGAGTCCTACAACAGAACTAGCTCGCCGTTTTCATACCAAGAACGGTGCTAAAGTTTTTAGACAAAATTCGGACACCGTTAACTACGAATACGAATAAGGTTTTGCCGTTTACTTACAAACGGCCCTAATCATGGAAGTGTGGCAGAGTCCGGCTGATTGCACCTGTCTTGAAAACAGACGACTCGAAAGGGTCCGTGAGTTCGAATCTCACCGCTTCCGCCAAATTTAGGATACTAACAGCAATTTTATTTCACTGCAAATGAAGAAAAATGTATCCTGTTTTAGTTAATGTCTCTCTAGTATAATGGCAGTACTGCGGTCTCCAAAACCGTTAGTCGGGGTTCGAGTCCCTGGGGGGACGCCAAATAAACATTAAATCAATGGTTGACACTCTTAAATAATGGCAGTACAATAACGTACTATTTTAGGAGATTCACATGGGATTTTTTGATAAAGCAGAGCAAGTAATACAGAAAGTAGAAGCTACATTCGAAGCAGACGTTCATGCAGTATTTGCCAAAGCTAAACAAGCCGCATTAGATGCTAATGCAGAAGTTAATAGACTTAAAGCAGAATTGCAAGATGCTTTAACAAAGGCACGTGATTTACATCAAGTCGCCGCTGATGCCGCCGCTGATGCCGCCGCAAAAGCTAAAGCTGATGCGATTGCATTCGAAGCCGCTGTAACAGCACATACCGCTGATGCAAATACACAAGCAAGTCAGATTACAGTTGCACAAGCACCTGTAAGCACAGACACACCAACAGCACAGTAAGTATTTTGGAGACGTGGGTGAGCCGGTTTAAACCACCTTCCTGCTAAGAAGACGTGCGGGCCAAAACCTGCACCGAGAGTTCGAATCTCTCCGTCTCCGCCAAAATAATGCAACGGTGGCAGAGTGGTCCAATGCAACGGATTGCAAATCCGTAAAGCCGTGTGTTCAAATCACACCCGTTGCTCCAAAATGTATTGACACAAGCGATTGTTTCATATACAATATATACATAGCAAGGAAACTTGTTAGACAATTTTAGGATAGGTTCAGCAATTCATATACTATGAAGGTCGGACCGCTCTTCGGAGCACCTCGACAAGCAGGCGTGAAGATCCTGTGTAAAAAAGATGACAAAAACTATCCTGTTTGAATTTAATAAGGTTAAGTTCAGCAATAAAAATTTCGCTCATAATGAAACCGCCCGAAAGGGCATTAACCTGGAGAACTATCATGACTACATTCGTAGACGCAGTAATTAACCAAGAAGCCCGTACTGCCAATGGCATGAAGGCTCGCAAGTCCTCAGCTAATGCTGTAGTTGACTTGTTTTATAACATCGGTGCAAGCCGTGGCAAGGATGTAATTCCTGCCTTCACAGCGGCCTACGTAGCTGACCGTGAGCTTGCACTTCGTATCGCACTATGGGCACGTGATGCTCGTGGTGGCGCAGGTGAACGCGAACTATTCCGTTCAATCTTGAAGCATCTAGAAAAGACTGACATCGATGCGGCTTTCGCTCTGTTGCGTAAGGTACCAGAACTAGGTCGTTGGGATGACATCTTTGCTTTCGAGACTCCTGCACTAAAGAAGGCCGCTTACACTATGTTAGGCGATGCACTTCGTGAGAAGAATGGCCTAGCGGCCAAGTGGGCTCCACGTAAGGGTGAAGTAGCACGTGAAATCCGTGAATTCTTTGGTATGAGCCCAAAGTTCTACCGTAAGAGTTTAGTAGCACTTACAAAGGTCGTTGAAACACAAATGTGTGCCAAGGACTGGGATAACATCAACTTCTCACACGTTCCATCTGTAGCGTCAGCTCGCTACAAGAAGGCATTCAACCGTAACACTACAAAGTTCGCTGAGTATGTTGCGGCTCTTGTTAAGGGTGATCCAACTGTTAAGGTTAACGCTGGAGCAGTTTACCCATATGACGTGATCAAGGGTGTAAGCTCTTATGCACGTTTTGACAAGACAGAAACTGATCATATCATCGCACAATGGGAGGCTTTGCCAAACTATGTAGGCGATGCTAACATCCTACCAATGGTAGACGTTAGTGGCTCTATGGGCTGTCCAGCTGGCAAGAACACTTCGGTGACTTGCATGGACGTGGCAGTTTCGCTAGGTTTGTACTTGGCTGACAAGAACAAGGGCAAGTTCAAGGATACATTCTTGACTTTCTCTGATAAGTCTGAATTACTGCACCTAAAGGGTAACGTGGTTCAAAAGATGGCCCAAATGGTTAAGAGCGATTGGGACATGAGTACAAACCTACATGCGGCATTTGAGAAGATCTTGGATGTTGCAGTGAAGGGTAATGTAGCTCAAGAAGAAATGCCAGCGATGGTCCTAATCTTGAGTGACATGCAATTCAACCAATGTGTTCGTCATGACGACAACGCAATGGAAATGATCGAACGCAAGTATGCTGACGCAGGTTACTCTGTGCCACAAGTTGTGTTCTGGAACTTGAACAGTTCTGACAACGTGCCTGTAAAGGCAGACAAGTCAGGTGCCGCTCTAGTGTCTGGGTTCAGCCCAAGCATCATGAAGGCCTTACTTGCCGCAGACATGAGCGAGTTCACACCAGAAGGGATCATGTTGAAGACTGTGATGAGCGATCGTTACAGTTTCTAAGTACAGTTTAGTGGGTGTGCTGTTGAACACCCACACCAATTCCAAAGGCTGTTGCAGAAATACAACAGTCTTTATTTTAATAGTTGACAGGTAAAACCATTCCTGTTATACTATACATATGATAACAGTTAATTACGATGAAGTAGAAGTAGAGTTCGAAACTCTAACCCAAGCAATGGATTGGGCAAAGATAATAGGCAAGTTTGTTACTATTAAGATTAATGGTATGGAACTTGTAGGTGTGTTTGGTTCAGACACAATCAAAGACGGTATGTGCCCAGATGGTGTTGCATACGATTGGAAGAAACGTAGATAAAGAAAGGAGCGAGATATGCCAAGTGTATTTTTAGTATCAGATACGCACTTTGGTCACGTGGGCGTATGTCGCTTCACAAGATCAGATGGTGTTACAAAACTTCGTCCCTGGGACACGCCTGAGGAAATGGACGAAGCAATGGTCAAGGCTTGGAACGAAAGAGTCAAGCCCACAGACAAGGTGTACCATTTGGGAGATGCGGTTATTAACCGTAGAGCTTTGGCAACATTGGGTAGATTGAACGGTGACAAGGTTTTGATCCGAGGTAACCACGATATCTTCCGTGATGACGAGTACAGACAGTACTTCCGTGAATTGCGGGCGTACCATGTGATGGACGGTATGATATTGAGTCATATCCCATTGCACAGTGATAGTATGGGTCGCTTTGGGGTTAACATCCACGGTCATACACATGCTAATCGTGTGCGCAAGGCTCGAGGTGTTGATGCACGTACAGGTGAAGTCTTGTACAGTGACGAAAACGATTTGCGCTATCATTGCGTTTGCGTTGAACAGTTGCCAGATTTTGCCCCTATGTTGTTTGAGGACGTTGTAAGACGCATCAAGGACGAAGGCGGTGAAGTAGGTTTCAAGAACGGTAATTTTAACAGGGCGGATTAACATGTGGATTCAGAACGTATCACTCTCAGACATTCCTAAAGGACATCATGTGGCTGTGGGAGAGAATTCCATGTTGATCCAAATTGTTGATCCTGCTATGGAGTTTCCTACGCCTAAGCATCAGTTCAAAGAAGTTCATCAGTTTGAGTTCCTCGATCTTGAGCGTGATGATATGCCCGATGCCGAGGAATTTAAAATCACCGATGCACAAGCAGAAGAACTTGTAGGTTTGTTGCAACATGCTCTTGACAACCGTATGGATGTCGTAGTACATTGTGTAGCAGGTGTATGCCGAAGCGGCGCAGTTTGTGAAGTAGGAGTAATGATGGGATTCAACGATACAGAAGTGTTTCGCAGTCCTAACTTGCTCGTAAAGCACAAGATGATGAAAGCATTGGGCTGGACCTACGACGAGAACGAGCCCCACACTATAAACGGTGTGGTGCTCGATTCCGGACTTATCGTGCCTAGCAATTATGAAGGTGATATATGAACGAAAAAATCTATAAACTGTCTAAACAAGCCGATGCGTTGGCTCGTGAGATTGAGCCCGACCTTAGGGAGATTGTGCTATACAATAGCATCCGTGATGAAAAGTTCGCCGAGTTGATTGTGGGGGAATGTGCTCATGTTGCCCTAATGAGTAACGGAAATAATCTACATGTTTGTGAATTGATTAAGAAACATTTTGGAGTTGAAGAATGAACGAACGAGATATGCCTTGGTGGATGGTCGTTATTGGTTTATTAGTTTTGCCAATTATTTTTGTATTTGTTGGCATTAGTAATATACTTAAAAGAACATTTCGGAGTTGAAGAATGAACGAACGAATTCAAGAACTTGCTGTACAGGCTGGATTCTTAAACAAAGATGAAGAATCTATCGAATATTTCGCCGAGTTGATTGTGCAGGAATGTGTGGAACAGATACTCACAGGAGTCCGGACGAATCCACCCGAGGCGGCGCCGCCCGAGTTGATACAAACTCTGGTACGCAGAATACAACGACATTTTGGAGTTGAATAATGCACATACTTAATGACATTGAAGATTTGTATAATTTGATTGATGCGGTTATTCTTGAAGGTCGGCCATTGAATTATGAAACAAAACAAGATATAATGTATTTTATTATGCAGATGAAATACACAAGAGGAGTCGAATCGTGAAATATCGAGCTGGTATGATACTCGAATCTGTTACAAGTTCAGTTAAAATCAGACTTACATCTCGACACAATGGAAACGGACATTGGAATTCTGTTAAAGTAAATGAAGGATCATCTAACAAGAATCACAGGGTGCATGAAGGTACTCTGGATAAATTTTATAAGGTCAACAAATGAACGAACGAATTAAACAACTTGTCAAACAATCACAACCTAAAATTGATTGGGAGGCCAGACATTATGGTGAACTCAATAATGGTGAAAAACTTGATTACCAAAATCAATGGTTCGAAAAGTTTGCTGAGTTGATTGTGAAAGAATGTGCCGAGTCATTGTGGACGGAAGAATGTTACACGAGCGATTTGGCCTTAAAAGAATTTGAAAAGCATAGTAAGAAGATTAAACAACATTTTGGAGTTGAAGAATGAGCGGTGGACATTTTCAATACAAGCAATGGGAAATTGGCAACATCGCTGACGAAGTTGAACAGTTGATCCTCGACAACGATAGCGAAGAACTTAACCAATGGGGTGATCGTAAAGGCTGTCATTTTACTCCAGAAACTATTGCAGAATTTAAAAAAGGCCTTATAATATTAAGACAAGCACATGTTTACGCACAGCGTATTGATTGGTTGGTTAGTGGCGATGATGGTGAAGATAGTTTTCACAAACGCCTAAAACATGATTTGGAGAAGTTAGATGCCTAAATGTTATCAATTGGTCGGAGTGCCTGCTTCGGGTAAAAGCACATGGATTAAAAATCAAGACTGGGCTTTAGGGCTAACTATAGTTTCAACCGATGCCTTCGTTGAAGATTATGCTCGATCAGTGGGCAAAACTTATTCTGAAGTTTTTACAGAATACATGCCCAAGGCAGTAGAATTGATGGCTGGACAAGTGGTCAATGCCCGTAAGCTAGGTCACACTATTATCTGGGATCAGACTTCTACAACAGTAAAGAGTCGTGCTCGTAAGTTCCGCATGCTACCTGACTATGAGCATATTGCAGTAGTATTTCCTACACCGCCTAGACGAGAATTAAAGCGTAGATTAGACAGTAGGCCAGGCAAGGAAATACCTAATGCAGTTATTGAAGGAATGTTAGCCAGTTTTGAAATGCCAACTGAAGACGAAGGGTTTACTGAAATTTGGTATACCTAAATTATGCGACTGTGATGAAATTGGTATACATGACAGACTTAAAATCTGTTGCCGCAAGGCATGGCGGTTCAAGTCCGCCCAGTCGCACCAAACACCCGGCTTACACTTTCACGTGACGAAAGTGCGTCATTACAGTCACGAGAACTGTACGGTGCATTGGATCTACCGTAAGGCCCTCTTTAGGGGCGACTTAAGAAATCACAAAGGCGAGAACACTAGTCGTCTAGATAGAAACAACGTGTGGACAGGGTAACAACTCAGTCTAGGGCTCTTGTGGTGAGAGTAGCTAGACACTTTATACGTGCCCTTTGAGTAACTACACTGGAACACCGAAATACTTGTCAATGTCGACCATGTACAAGGACCGGCCAGGAAGAGTTGG